TCGTTAATCAAATATCTCTTATCTTTTATAATTAGCTTATCGTTCAATCTAAGCGCACTAATTAATCCAGTTGGTAAATAAGCTGTAAAAGAAAATAAACGTTGTTGTAGGTTGTATAAATTACCTAAGTGGTTCGCGTAATAAGTATTATATAAGCTGTTCGGCTCCGTTTCTTGCGTTACGATATTAAATTCATTTCCGAAACAAAGTGAAAAACCCGTTGTGTTAACTGAATTGAATAATGCGTAATCTGTAACAATAACCTCCGTACTTTCTTTTTTAAATCGAAACCCTGAAGATTGGTTGCCACTAAAATAAAGTAACATTGGTTCGGGAATAAAAGCTTGTTTGTTTTCATCTAAACAATAAGCGCAAAAAACGTCAGTGTTGTTAATTTCAACAAACTGATTATTTTCAAAAGGTAGCTCAACTTTAAATTCAGAACCATCGTAAATAAAACTAGAATCTAAATTTCCGTATTCACGATTGAATAATTTTAAGAAATTTTTATTTGCAAACGATTTACTTTCTTTGTACTTAAAAGCAATCTGCTTATATAAAGGAACTTTTTTAATTCCACTTGAATTTATTACATCCGTTGTAATGTCAATTTCTTTACCTAACGAATACCAATCTTGTAACGGTTCAATATTAAAAGTAGTTTCGTCAACCCCCTCGCAAATTAAATTAAACGTTTTCAAAATACCTGAAAAGAAATCTGCAATTTTTACCGAACTACTAAACGCATCCGATATGTCATTAACAACTAAACTTATCGGGTCTGTTGTTCCTTTTCCAAAAACTTGAGAACCTTCTTCGTAAAAAACCCTAAATTCTAAATCTACATTTACTGTTATTGTTTGGTCGGAATAAATAATAATTTTATAAACATTTGTTGTAGGGTTTGGCGCAGTTATAAGAATTTTTTTAAATGTTGTTCCTGCCGAAATACTTGTTGTTGAAGATAAAACCCCATTTTTTAAAATCTCAACAAATAAAGTTGCCGAACCTGAACTCATTGTAAGGTTTGCAAATGATATTTCAACCCGATATTCTTCTTTAATAGTTATTTCGCTTGTTGTTGTATTAATTGAAATTTGAGTGCTAAAAGGCGGTGGAACGGCGCTGTTTGGAAAACCAACTAAATGTTTATTTGTTAATATCGTAAATGATTCTGCTAACTGATTTCTAAAATATAAATCCGTCCATCGCTTTGAATTGAAAAAACTGCTGTTGAAAGTTACACCTAATTGCGACTGTATAAATTCAAATATTTTAGCAACACGAACCGCAGGGAACAATTCTCTAAAACTAATTCCTTTTGTAGCTTCAAATATATTATCGGGGTCGCTTGTAACATCGTTCCAAAAACGTTTTGAACTAACTAAAGGAAATCGAACATCGTAATCGGTTGTTGTATCCTCAACCCTATCTAAAACATTTTGAGCATCGTAAACAAAATTTAAACTTGAATAATCTAAATCACCCAAAGTTAACTCTCCAAATCTTTCTTTTAAAGAAACCAACGCGCCGAAGAAATTTAACGAATAACTTACCACTTGACCGTTTTTTATTACAGCTTCATTCATCTGAATTTTGCCAGTTCTAAACGGTTGTGTTTCAATTTCAATAAATGCGTCACGTCTTAAATTTTGGTCGATAGTAGGAATAACATCGCTTTCATACCAATGCTCAAAAATAGCGTTGTTTCTCGGTGATGCAGGAACCAAAAACGATTGTGAAAAGTCGCTAAATACTTTGCTTATATCCTGAACGTTTGCAACTGACGAATTAACAGTTACAATTTCATCTTTGAATAAATCAACCTCAACCCCCTCAATAAATAGTGCTAACTTCGTCATAAGCGTATTCAAATTCTAGTGTATAGTTTAAATCTTTTTTGTTTACTGTTTTTATTAAATCAATATCGCCAGTTAATATTTTTGCAGGAAGTCCGTTCACAATTACTCGTTCCGATAATAATAATTGTTCAACAATGAACTTGAAATTTTCTTCAACGCTTCCGCTGTTTAATGTAACTTTTCGCCTTGCGTTGCGGTTCATCTGCCTTGTTTGACCGTCCGAAACAGTCCAACTATTTGGAGTTGCTGTTGGAACTTCAGTAAGAAAATTATAATCTTCGCTTGTGAAATTCATTTTATCGGTTGACGCTTTAAAGAAAAAAACACGTTGCCAACCCCCCGCTTTATTTATGAAATCAATCGGTATCGGAGTGTAACGGCATTCAACTAACGGTTTAAAAGTAAACGATTGTAATAACACGTCTGAAGCTGAATAAAATTCAACAATGTTTCCTTTAAAAAAATAATTTGTGTTCGGGAAACTTGCACTTTGATAAACAACGGGAATATCAACATACCTTTGATTTACTGCATCTAAATTCGTTGTAATTTCATTTGCAGGATTTGCAATTGAAATATATTTAACGTAAGAATTCGGAGCTAAATAAACAGTCATATATCCCGGCGAATCTAAACCGCTCGGGGTGCTCGCCGCACTTGAACCACGATAATAAAAAGTCATTCCCGTTGGGTAGTTCCACAATGGAAAAGCACCCGTAAAAGTATTAACTTCATTGCTCCATGGTAAAGTTGCAAAAACTGTTGAATCCGTAAAACTTCGGTAACCATCAAACGAGCGGAACGTTCTTGTATCTAGTAAAGTGTAAATACCTGAAACGTTTTTATATCGCTTAATTTGAACATATGCACTATGTGCGTTCGGCGTTAACGTTGCTGGGTTCGGTAGCGTTCTAATATTTTGATATGTGTTTTTAATGAACTCACGAATAAACGGAGTTATATTAAAACGAACTACATTATTCGTTAAACTCGGATTGCTTTTTTCAAGTGTGTAATTCGGGGTTGCAGGAAAAGTTGAAGTGTTACTTATAAAAATTTCAACTTTCGCTCCTGTTTGTCCCGTTTCATTTACTTGACTTATAAACGGCGTTCTTGCGTACATTTTCTCTAATTGCTATGTCAATAATATTACTGACGGTTAATACATAAGGGTTAATTAATTCAGTTGGTAATTTCTTTAATTTCGTTTCAATTGCATCGCTGAAGAATTTTGAAGGTTTAATTCCTTTATTATAAATCGAACGTGCTATAATAAATTGAAGCGTTTTTCTCGGTAACAATTTGCCCTTTGCGTCTCTCGGTGCAATCCCTCTTCTTACTATCCATTTATCCAATGCGCTTGGCGGTGGCATTTTGTCACGAAACGAAAACCTACTACCTTGATTTTTCTTTTTTCCGTTAACACCTTGGTCTTGAAAGAACCCGTAATCTTCCATTGAAAAACCGATACGAATAGAATTTTCGTAAACTTCGCTATCTCCTTTAATTGAATTGTAAAGTTTCTTAGATGCGTTTTTTTTACGTCTAGTTAAATTCGTTCTTGCTTGTTTAACAACTCCGTCAACGAACTTTTGTAATGCTTCCGCTCTTAAATCTTTACTCATTGTCGCTTAGTTATTCGTTTAAATTCTCGCTCCTGAATTTCATCGCTTTGTTTTTTAAACGTGAGAAAAGTGAGGCATTTTCGGAGTCCCAATTTGGTAACTGCATCAAACTTTGTAACGTCTCCTTGAGCGAGTACATTGATGCTTCCATACCAACCCCACTGTTTTCCAAATTGACTGCGTTCGCTAAGTCTTCCTTCGTTAGTTTCTGCATTTCCGTCTCCAAATATGTCAGCGTAGCCATCAATAATTTTTTTTCTAAACTCCAAAAAAAAACATTCGCCCCTTTTACTATCTCCAACGGTGCAAACTTCATTAAATCGCTGTATTCGTCGCTACCGTTGTAATCGTGTATTGAATACCGTTCGCCTTTTGTTTCTTTAATTGGTCGGTACATAACTGCCATTGCTTTGTGAAAATTAGAAACGTCTTGTAAGTAATTTTCTAGATCAACGTATTCGCCAAAAGTTATCTTTTCTAAATTCGGAATAAAACCAAACTCCAAATCTTTAACCTTAAATCGTTCGTGAAATTTCCCTTCGCTTTTTAATGTTTCAGTCAACGAAAGAATTAAATCCGTTAAATCATTCATCGGTATTTTTGCAATAGATTTCAATTCAATACCGCAAAAACATTGCACCATTTGCTCCATTAAAAATTGTTCGTCCTCGCTATTTTGCGAAGCGTTAACAAACCTTTGGTAGTTAACCAAAGGTATTTCAGCAATAGATGTTGGAATAGTAATTTCTACTTTCATATATTATAAACTATTTTTATCAATAAATGTTATACACGCCTTTATTTGTGCTTATGGATTCCATTTCGTGGTAACGAACGGCATCGATCGCGTGGTCTTTTCCCCCTTGCGGTTTATTCAGTTGCTTGCCAGTCTTATCAACGTCCCAACAATACCCACGAAGTTCTTTAATTAAATTTACGCTTTCCGAAGTTACTAAGTATTCTTGCTGTTGCATCAAATCAATTCCGTAATTAATTGAATCTTTGCCTTTCGTTGCTGGGTAAATCTGCAACCCCCTGCGCCGTATTTCTTCAATACTTTTCGGCTCGGCACTATCTGCATAAATCAAAGTATCTTTTGGCAATAGGTTTGCAATATCACCGTTTAACATTCCCGTTTGGTAAAACAATTCTTTGAGTATACGTTTGTCATTCCACTTATAAACTGCAATTGCTGAAGTTGGGTCATTGGTATATCCGAAGTCTAATCCTATTCCTAATAAACGAGCATCCGTTGGTATTGAATCGATTGTTTTCCAGTTGCTGAATACAACGCCCTCTAGCATTCCGATTTGTCCTTCGCCGTAAACTTTCCACCAATTGGCCCAATAATTTGACGTTAGCGCTTTCTTTTTATTATTCTCTATTTGCTGAATAATAGAATCATCTAACGCTTCATTATCTAGGTAAGTAAGTATTATAAAATCTGCGTTCGGGTCGTCTTTTAATTCGGAGTGAACCCAAAATTCATTGACCGGGTTGAAGTCTAAATAAACGTGTTTTTTTGTTCTTATTGAAAGCTCGTTATAAGCATCAAAGGTCATATTATTACATTCGTTCATATAAAGAATATCACGCCTTGCACCTCTTAATTTGCTTGAATCATCTGCCGAAAAGAAATCGAAAACAGAACCGCATTTCATTGTGTATGTTAATAACGATTTGTTTAAACATTCATCGTTATAACGGTTCGTCCATTTTAGAATTTTAATAAAATCCTTTAAAGCCCCACGTCTTAAATGTGGTATTGATTCAGCAATAATACTTATTTCGCTGTTTGGGTTTTTAACTGCATAATCAATTAAAACCGCTAAAATAGAAAATGTTTTCGAAGCCGAAGTTCCACCCTGAATTATCTTAATTCGTTTCTTCAATTGCCGTATCTTGTTGACGGCTGCCGTTCGTTTGAACATAAACTTTTTTTAGTGCGTTGACCCTATCCGCTAAACAACTTGTGCAATTAGTGAAGTTCGTTACCTTGTTAAAAACGTTAGTATGGATTTCGTTTAATCGGTATTGAACGGAAGGGACAATTGAACCCCTTGCAACTGTAAAAAATTCGTGTAGAAAGTTGTAATCTGCTTCGTTTAAACAATTGGGTTTATTATAAGGAAATAGTTTGTTTAACGCTTCCTTTCGGCGGTCGCAACCGCAGTCTTCCCCTGCTACAAATTTAACAAGTGCTTTAATTCCAGTTGCTGTTGTGATTTGGTCGATAGTATCGCCTAATCCTTTTGGTTTTCTTTTTGCCATTATATTAATTTTTTGTGTAATACCACCAACGTGGTTCTATTTCAGTATTCAAATCTTCGCATTTTGTATCTTCTTCGCCGTTCCAAATAATACTAATTAATTTATATTTAGTTACTACATTGTTTTTAACTTCAGTAACTTTTCCAATAAAATAACAATCTCCATCTTCAATATCATGTATTAAATCTCCAACGCTTATTTTTATGGGTTTTAGTAATTCACAACTCATATCAATTCGTAATCGTTATTAATTAAATCTTCATAATCTTCTTTACAGTTCGCTTTCAATTTACGTTTACATTCTGCCAACGTGTCGAATACAGAACGCAAACTAATTGTCGTTCCGTCCGATATATCTCGCATTG